TCTGCAACTGGCTCTGGTGCAGCCTTTTGTGCTTTTTCATCTATCCAACTATTGTAATCTTTTATAAGATCCCCGTTGCCATACCGAAATGGGTCAGACACAAGAAGATCTTCAAGAGTCTTATAGTCTCCTAAGTCTTCAGTATGATTTTCATCAGAAAGTAAAGCATTAATTGTTCCGTCTTTATTAGCAGTTATTTCAATAGAGAAAGGCGTATCAACATTATCATTTTCGTAAAGATATCCGTCAGGGTTGAGAAGGTATCTTGACTTTCTTAAGTCAAGAAAATCATTTTTTGCAAACTCATCAAGCTGGTGTTGGGTTCTTTTTTGGGGGCTAATTGCGTACTGTGAAACATTCCACGGGTTCTTGCCTGGGTCATACATATCATCAATTTGCTGCTGAGTAAGGCGAGCAACTGGCTGACCCTTACTTCCCTCAGCCTTGACTAGGTTAGCGTCGTCATTTTCAATAAGTTTTTGAGCATCCGACCATGAGTTGACAGTTCCTAGACCCTTAGCACCTCGCTGAGAAACATCAAATGTTCCGTCAGATCGCTTAATAACATCGTAAGAGTCATCGGTGTACATAACACCGTCGCCTGAATATGCCTTGTCCTTAGTGAATCCATGTGGCGCATCAAAATACTTTAATGATGCTTCAGATATAACTTTATCTGTTGATGAAGGATTAATTGATACTCCGCTGTATCCATCAGGAGTTGGATTAATTACAGCTTTGATAAATTCACCGTCGGCTACGGGGATGTCTACTAACTTGCCGTTTGGAAGTTCAACACGAACTGTATTTCCATCAGGGCTACTAGATACAGTATGTCCGGTAAGGCTCTGAACTAGCCCGTCAAGACGCTTAATTAGTGCCTTAATTCCTCCACCTTGGTAGGCGAAGCGTCCCTTGTGGTCACGACGCTGGAGCATAGCGCGGGCACGACGGGCAGCGAAGGAGTTTCCATCACCAAAGGAAGCGGTGAGAGCCTCTAAAGGGGCTGAGCCAGGAGGAAGTGCGCCAAGACGGATAAGTGCGTACTTGTATTCGGGGGACTCTGGTTCGGAGACGTAGAGTGAAGCAAGAAGTGGGCGAGCCTCGTCAGAGATACGGTTATCTGCCAAAGCCCACTGAATCTGAGCATTGAGATAAGCAGAGGCTGTCATAGCGTGGCTAGCAGTTGATTCAGGGTGACCAACTGGCAAAAGATCAGTGTTTCTTAGGGCCTGAGACAGGCTCTTGTTCTTTTGAGAAAGTGTTATAAAAGCAGACAACTCACGCATAGCGTGGAACTCTCTGACCTCAAAAGGCTTATTGCGAGAGGCATCTAAAGAACGCTTAACAACTGTGAGGGCTGACTTGTAGGTTACTTGACGCTCTGGAGAAACGCTGGAATTTGCCTCGGTTATGGCAGAAAACACCTGCGCTCTAAGTATAGCGACCTGACGCTTCACTGAGTTGTTACTACTGCTCACGAAAATGAACCCTTCTCAGCAACGGGAAGTAAGTCTGCATCTACACTGCTATAACCTAATTGTGCCAGATTTTTAGCACGGCTATATGGATCTTCACTATCTCTAACACCTCTAAGCCACGATGCTCTAAAAGCTATCACTGCTTCATAACCAAAACCAGAAAACTCTGTTAAGGAAAGAATTGCTTGCTCTGGAGTTAAGTCACCTTGCTCTTCTGAGATTTCTACAGATAGTTCATCTGCGTATTGAACAGTGTCTACATACTCTTTTTTATCGTTGTTATATTCTTCAATAAGGTCAGAAGATACAATTCCATCTGGAAGAACAGCAAATCTGCACTTACCTAGAGGCTCAACTGGTAGCGCAATAATTTGGCACTGATCTCCACCTTGGTAAAAAACACAGTTGGCGCAAACAACACCAATATTGGCAACAACATTCTCCTCGGGCGGAGTGTAGCCAGCCCAAACTCCAGTTTCATCTTCATTGAACTTGCCATGCTTTGCTACAACTTCAAGCAAGGCTTCGGCTAAGTCCTGCTCCTCAGGAACTAAAGCAACTGATGCAGTAATAGCAATTGAGTTCTTAGACTTGCTACTGAGGGGGTGGGCTGCTGGTAGCAAATCATTGTCAGTTGTGTAGTTAGGATTTGCTGGCTTACCGCTTTTAAGAAGTTTTAGGAAAGCGTTTACTCTTCCCATAGCCCACTGGTCACGAGTCATACCTGGTCTATGTGATGTTGAGAACGCTCCAGCACCTCTACGGTAAACAGCCTTAAGCATTCCTAAGGTTGCCTTACGTCCCCCGCGAGCTTTCTGGTTATGTTCTATAACTTTTTTCTTCAAAGACTCTTCAGTTTTTGCTGAGAATTTAACAGCAGATTTAGACCCTGATGATGCGGAATCTTTCTGGTTTGTTTTTGAACCTTTTATCCTGTCTTCCTTAGGTGCTGGAGTCTTAGGATCTGTCCCGCTCACTGCTCTTTGACTTTCTCGTCAGTGACTGGGCCTCCGGCTATCCAAGCACGGCAGGTCCGTTGTGAGGCGCATTTGAAGTCAAATGCTTCGCAGTAGCCAAGGTCTCCGGCTTCAATGACATCCATAGCCTCGTTGCCAACTTCATTACCAAGACCTTCATCAATGCAGTCAAGCATCTTGCTTGTCTGGATAAAGGCAGCACATCCGCCACAGCGTTGCTTCTTAGCATCTTCAGGTGTTACAGACCACTCGTCTGCCAACTTCAGCCAATACTTTTCATTTGGTTCGGCTGGATTCAGTGGACCATAGGAAGCAGTGTCAATTGCGTTCTTGCGATTTTTTAGGTTGATGCCAATGTCTTGAGTTGCTGGAGGACATCCTTCAACATCTGAAGTCGCTACAGCAGCAGTGACAGGCTCAGCCGCTGGAGCACCGCCACCTAAGGCTTCCATAACATTTGGCGGGAGAGGTGCAACAGAGCTTGCCTGCTGAGCATTCTTAACCTGATCCATAAGAGTTGGAGCAAGTGATGCAATCATTGCTTCTGTTAGTTCAGGACTAAGCATCCCCTTCTCAAACATCATGCGAATTGCAATTTCGTCAGGGGTTGGGGCATCAGACTCAGAGAATCCGTGAGCCTTACGCCATGTCTGCCAAGAAATTGCAGCTTTTAAAAAACCTGAATCAGCATCAGCAGCGCGGTCATTGCGAGTAGCAATAGCTGATGGGTCAAACCAAACAACAATACGGTCAACATCAGTTTCCGCAAAACCATTTGCTAAAAGATAAGGACGCAAGTAAACAATTGTGAGTGCATCTGCAATAAGAAGCATAAGAGGTTCAATGTGCGTCTTATAAAGTGTCTCTTCAATATGCAAAGCGTTTGAGTACTTAACATTGGCAAGACCAGTAATAATATCTTTAGGAACATCTAAACCATGAAGAATACGTTCAAGCACCTTGTCAGAGCGATGAGCAAGAGCAGGGTCAAAGGAACGCTCAAACTTGAACTGCTTAATCTTGTCGCCAAGTTCTGCAGGACCACGAATGATAAGTGGAACAACGGCTGAGGCTGAGTCCTCATCCTTGATAGGAGTTGTCATTGCATCAATGAGTTGCTCTTCAAAATCATCCTGAGCCTCTTCAGCAAGGATTGCTGGGTCAACATCCGTGTCAGCATCACCGTATGGGTAATCGGGAATTGGGCCAGAAGAAACTGCGAGACCGTCAGGCAAATAAAGAGCACCAGCGTTAAGGCGTGAACGAGCAGTAGCGCGGAAAGTACGGTTAAGAAGAAGTAGTTCAGCGCAAAGGTCTAGAAGACCGCGTAGTGAAGAATCTGCTTCATCTGAGAAGCGAGGATGTGAACGCCAGATGCGACCAATAAAAGCATTTGCTCCTAGTTGAATACCGCCAACTTTTTGTGAACTTCCGAATCCGCCACCAGTAGTTTGCTCGCGACGGCCAACAACGCTGTAGCCACCCTTAGCATCCGCCATCACTTCATCAACAGACTTAATATCCCAAGACTCTGGGATTCCGTGACCTGCTCGCTCAGGGATTTGAACAAGATAACATTCACCAGCAATAGAAAGGTTAAGAGCAGCATCGCGTAACAAACCGGCTTGACCACCGTAAGCAGAATCAAGACGCTTCAAAGCGCGTTCAGCAGCAGCAGCAAGACGCTCATCAATAACAGTGGAGTTTTTAGTAGAGACAGGAGTTTCGGCTGGATTCTCTACAACAGCGGCATAAATGCGAACGCGAGAAATGACGGAGGCAACAAGACCAAAAGCATACTTAAGTTCACCAATTGCGTCGTAGTACTCCCAAGCCTCTTCTTGCCAGGCACTTGAGTTAGAAGATCGACGCGCCTTAAACTGTTCAAATTCTCCCTTGTCATTCATCCTTATTTGCGCTGCAGCAGCAGTTAGAGGACGGAAAGCAGTGTAAGGAAGTGACTCAGCGGTGTTAAATGAAAAGCTTGATGACGACTTAGGGGATGCCGGATTACTTTGGCTTGCCTCTGGTGCGTCTGACCCATCACGGCTGAAAATAGCCACTACTTCTCCTTGTTGTCGCTACAGTTGCGGAGTATGGAGTTAATTAATCTTTATCTTCATACGCGGTCAACAATCCCGCGATTGCTGATAGGGCAAAGACTACAGCAAAAATGCGAGAAACATCTGCACTAATTGTATACCAAATTATAAAACCTAATCCTACCCAAATGCTCGTACACCACATACAAGTGCTGAAGTAGCCAATCTTGGTTGTCTCTGGTGGAAACCTCTTCCAGAAGGAATCTCTGAGTCCGGCAAAGATATGGTCTTGCGTAATGAGCCGAGAGATCCTGTAAGTGGCTAGGGCTAGAATAATAAAGTCAAGAGAATTGAGGGTTGACACTGTTAAGACCCTTCTGAGATGGACATTGAGCTTCCAGGAAACCAATTCTTCAGGCGCGAGCCACATCCACAGGCGCGATCCTTCTGTACAACAATGATTCTGTTGGACTTTGTAATAAATCTGTAGATCTTTGAGTCGTCTTTGTCTAGTTGGATGTATTCTTCCTTGAAATAAGTAATCGGACCATCAGCACCATCAACTCCAATGATAATAAAGCCGTTGGCTGCGATAACTCGGGCCTTAGGTGCAGCGGTAGAGCCTGCTGGAGCGTACTGCGCGTTGATTCCTACGGTGATTGGGTCAATGTCTGGATAGGCATTTGAGGCAGTAATTATGACAACTGCCGGAAAAATGTCTAGATCTCGCATAGGGGCTGACATTTTTACTGTTGGTAGGTGTGATTTATGTAGTAAGAGAACAAAAACTCTTGCCACCCAAACATTTCCTCTAATACCTTAATCGGGACAATTAAGGGGCTGTTTCTCGTTGAATCTGTCAGAAAACGGTAGAAATCCTCTTCATTTCGTACAACAGTGGAGCTAAATCCTATTTTTGAGGCCTCTATGTCCTTATATCGGAAGGAGAGCGGAATGGGAGGAGTGTTGGCGGCACAAAGACACTGGAAGATCCTGGCTTGAGGGTGGGTCTCACGGTCAGGATTGAGCCACAAAACTGCTACTAACTCAGACATTTCCTAGTCCTTTACTTACTCGACGGAACATTGCACGGGATGAAACCTTTGCGGCGCGAGCAATTGAGTTTACTGGTACTCCTTTGAGGTATAGGGCGGTTACTAACTCGGTTAGTTGGTTGTTTGCAACGCGGTAAGGGGACGAAGATGGAGTTTTCGCGCGGCAGTTACGAGCTAGAGCGGCTAAACGTGCTAATTCTTCGGCTTTAGGTTTAGGTATCTGAGGGGAAATAGAGCGGATATGCACGTTTTTAGGGGTAGGGGCAGGAAGTGGTGTGGTTGTGTCGCTGTAGGGAGCATTCTTTATTTGGTAGTACAGGGTTGATTTAGGGCGCGGAGGCGTTAAAGAGTCTCCTATGGACGCTAAAGACCATCCAGCCTCAAACAGTGCCCTTAGGCGGGTCTGCGGATTGGGGTG